ATCTGTAGACCCTGCCGTTTCAGCTAATGCTGAGAGCGACATGACAGGCATTGTTGTTGCTGGCATTGATATCAATGGTGTCTGCTACATCCTAGAGGATCATACTGATCGCTATACACCTGAAGCTTGGGCCTCAAAAGCTGTTGAACTCTACGAAAAGTTCTCTGCTGATCGTATTGTGGCAGAAAGAAACCAAGGTGGGGAGATGGTCAGGTACACTCTTCAGACAGTCAATGATTCACTCCCTATCAGGCTTGTACACGCTTCTCGTGGTAAGTTCGCTAGGGCTGAACCAGTTTCTGCGTTGTATGAACGAGGCAGGGTGAAGCACTGTAAAGGTCTTGATGCCCTAGAGGATCAGATGGTCCAATGGGAGCCACTAGGCTCTACAGGCTCTCCTGACCGCCTTGATGCTATGGTATGGGCTATAACTGACTTGGCACTCAAAGGTGTCGCTAAACCTGAACTCAACTTGGCCTATTCCGATGCGAAAGGCTTAACTGCTAGGATGTAAAAATGGCTAATTACGTTGACCTCACGACAGGTATGGTCCGTGACTGGATTCCTGTTACCCCAAACAACTCCACTGATAACATGAGTGCTTCTACACAGAACACCGTTATTGGTTTCTATCTGACAGTTGGTGGTTCTGTTGTATTCACAGTTGATGGCGTTGACCGCACTGTAACCTTCCCATCTAACTTCTATGTACCTTGCTCCAATGTCACTCGGATTAAAGCCACTGGTACTACCGCAACGGGTATCCATTCTCTCGTAATCTAAGTCTAAGGAACACATTTATGCCCTCTATTAGCCTTGCTGTGTCCCTTAGAGGGCAACTCCTTAGCGGAACTCGTATCTTCGACCCCGCCACCCTTTTCTCTGCTGGTGAACCCGGCGTCTGGTACGACCCCAGCGATGTCGCCAACCTCAACTGGCGGCGGAACCTGCTGACGTGGACGGAGCAGTTTGATAATGCGGCTTGGTCAAAAACCAACCTCACGGTAACGGCCAACAATTCGACGGCTCCAGATGGGCAGGTGACTGCTGACTTGTTTGCGGAAACTACTGCGACTGGTGAGCATAACACTGCCGTTTCAACACTTTCCGTAACTAGCGGCACGTCCTACACGGCGAGTTTCTACGCGAAGTATACCAGCCGCCAATACATCATTTTCCGGTCAAACATCGGGGCAACTGGTTCAAGTAATTTTGCCAACTCGGCATTTGATGTCCAAAATGGCAATGTGTTTTCATCTGGTTCTGGTCACACTTGCTCCATCACGTCCATTGGAAATGGTTGGTATCGGTGCGTTGTGACGATGACGCCGACATGGTCAGGGGCAACTGGCGTCTTTGCAATTGGTATGACGACGAATGGCACAACCTTTAGCTATACAGGTGATGCAGCCAACACTATCCTCATCTGGGGCGCACAACTAGAACTAGGCTCCGTCGCCACAGACTACCAGCGCATCACGGACGTGAACACAGAGATCGTCGAGCGCTTCCCCAACGCCACGCTGTACCAAGACACCATCGGCACGATCCCTGTCACTGGACCGACGAACCTCGCTGGAAATCCTTCGACCGTGGCCCTGATGCTGGATAAGTCGCGGGGGCTGGCGCTGGGTGCTGAGTTGGTGGTGAATGGGGATTTCAGCGGTGGCAGCACAGGGTGGTCGCTGGGGGCTGGCTGGGCAGTTACTGGTGGAGCGGCGGTATTCTCTGGCAACGCGACAGGTACTGACCTTGTCTCTACGGTCGGGCTTCCCGTTATTGGCAAGACGTACCGTGTCACGGTAACTCAAGCGTGGACTTCAGGCGGGCAGGCGCGGGCCATCTATGGAGGGGTGTTTTTTGACATCCCAGCAGCCAGCGGAACGTACACCTTTTTCATGACAGCCTCTGCATCGGCGGAAGACAAGTTCCGCTTTAGGGCGCTTGTTGGCGCTTCTGTCTTTTCGCTCGACAACATCAGCGTCCGCGAACTCCCCGGCAACCACGCCACGCAAGGGACCGCCGCATCCCGCCCGATTTATGGCGTCGTGCCGCAGGGTGGTCGGCGGAATTTGCTGCTGTGGAGCGAGGATTACTCCAACGCAGTTTGGATTGCTGGGACTGGCGCATCAAAATCTGCGTCCAAAATCACAAATACCAGCACAACTAATGTGTTTGTATACCAGCAAGTAAGCGGCCTTCCACTGTCAAGATTTACGGCGTCAGTCGATTTCAAGAAAGACACAGCACGATACGCCCAGTTAACTCTTGGTTATTCAACTGGAAATCTGCGTTATGCTGTCTTGCTGGATTTGGACACTGGCCTGTTTGTTGAAGATGCAAACACTGCGACGGCCCTTACGGAAAAATCATATAGTATTTCCAGCGTTGTGGATGGGTGGTATCGTATTTCTATTTCCGGCACGGGCGCTGCGGGCGTGGGGTTCTTGGTTGTAAGTGGCACAAACTCTTTGCCAGTAACAAGAAACGCTGATCTTGATTTTACAAATGCGACAAACGGTGTTGCAGTCAATGTCCGAAAGGCGGACCTCCGCCCTGCCAGCGACCTTGGAAACTACCAGCGCGTCACAACTCAATACGATGTGACCGAGGCGGGCGTGAAATCGCTGTCGTATCTCAGCTTCGATGGCGCGGATGACTTCATGGGGACCACGGTAGACACGAACACCATCTTTGGCGTGGCTGGCTCCGACCCCGGTTACATGATTGTGGGTGGGGCCAATTATAATACCGCTGGTGGAACTGCCGTTGCCTTTGCCAGAGCAGCCTTTTTGGGGGACACTGGGGGCTACATCGGAATGTGGGCGTACACAGTCAACGGTGGAGAAGCCGGTATCTACCAGTGGGATACCTCAGAAAAAACCGCAGCACGTGCCTACACTATCGGGTCGTCTGCCGTCTTCACGGGAAAGAGAAACCCTCTGGAAGGCGTCGCGGGCAAGATATACGCCTCGGTCAACGGTATATCCTCGGCTGGCACTGATGTTGCAGCCCTTAGTGCGGTTTCGGGAACCCTCCAAGTCGGCAGGCAATTCACTGGTGGATATATCAACGGCCAAGTCTTCGGCATCGTTGCCCGTGGCGCAGCGTCCACACCCGCGCAGATCAACGCCACTGAATACTGGCTCAACGAAAAGACCGGAGCATTCTGATGACTAGGATCACAGCCGCCGCACCCGAAGCCCTTATCTACGAGAGCAACCAACTCGCCATGTGCCTCGCATACAGCCTCGCGGACAACCTGACGTACACGGGTCTCAACTGGCAAGACAGCGGCGGTAATCTGTACGCCGCAGCCTCTTGGGAAGCCTCGGACGCATGGGTGGAAAGCGTGTCACAGCCCCTCGTCAGGCCCGCGTGGGATGTGGATGAGGTTATCGACATGGTGGCTGCTGCTGCCGCTCAGGCAGTGCTGGTGTTCTCGTTGGAGCCTGTAGCAGCAATGCCAGACAAGCTTACTGCACTGAGTGGACCTGACGCTGTTGCTGCTCTGGGACTCATGGGGCTTACCCCTAAAACAGAACCTGAAGAAGAGTAATCTCCTATGAATAAGTTGTCCGAAACATCTGCTAAAATGACGCTCGGTGTGTCGGGTAAAAACACTTATACCGGAGACATTCGTGCTGATGAGTTCCTTCAGGAGCTTAAAGGCAAAAAGGCTATCCAGAAGTACAAAGAGATGCGTGACAACAACGCCATTGTAGGCTCTGTCATGTATGCAGTTGAACAAACGCTTCGGGATGTAGAAATCAAGATTAAACCAGCTAACGATAGCGAAGAAGCTAAACGTGAAGTTGAGTTCCTTAAATCTGTTATTGACGATATGGACCACAGTCTTGATGACCACATCTCGGAAGCTTTGTCTTACCTGACCTATGGCTTTGGGTGGTTCGAAGTTATCTACAAGCGTCGTGAAGGTGACTTCCGTAGTCCCAAGAAGAACTCTAAGTATAATGATGGTCGTATCGGTATCAAGAAGATTGCTATCCGTGCTCCTTGGACTGTTGAAGGCTTTGAGATTAACCAAGAGACAGGGGAAGTTCTTGGTATGTGGCAAGAGTCCACTTGGGGCAAACGCCCCGTAATGATCCCCGTTGAGAAGTCTGTTTACTACAGAACCACAAGCTTGAACAATGACCCCTCTGGTCGCTCAGTTCTTAGGAACGCCTATGTCAGCTATACTTATCTCAACAAGATTCAGAATTATGAGGCCGTGGCTATTGAGCGGGAACTACATGGAGTGCCTATTGGCCGTATGCCTGCGGAGTATCTGAGTTCAGATGCCACAAGTGATCAGGTTAATCTTAGGTCGCAGTTTGAGCGTATCCTTCGTGACCTGAAGAACAACGATCAAGGTTATGCCCTGCTTCCCTCTGACCTCTATGTGGATGCAGATGGTAAACCTACTAACCAGCGCCTTATGGATGTTGAACTCATTACGGCTAATGGCTCTAGATCGATTGATATTGATCCTGTAGTTAAACGCTATCAGCACGATATCGCTCGTAGCCTTATGGCTGAGTTCCTTATGCTAGGGTCTAGTGGTGGCTCCTATGCACTCTCCAAGACCAAGACTGACCTGTTCCTTCGTAGCCTAGAGAGTTACATCAACAATATCGTAGATGTTCTCAATAAGCAACTGGTAGAGCGTCTGTGGCAACTCAATGGGCTTCCTTGGGAGACTATGCCTAAGCTTGTGGCTGGTGATGTTGCACCTCACGACCTTCGTGAAATTGCTTCCTTCCTGCGTAATCTTAATGGTGCAGGTATCGAAGTCAAAGACCATCCTGAACTTGTTGACAACCTGATGAACATCGCAGAGCTTGACTTTGATAAAGATGCTTATGAGCAAAGATTGCAACAAGCAAGTGAAGAAGTAAATCCGGAGGCTGTACCAAATGGCTGATTGGGGACAATATATTTTCAGAGATGGGTACTTTGCTATTGCTCAAGGTAAAGTTGGTGGTCGTTCTCTAGTCCATATCACAGGGTATAACTCCGATGTAGATACTGCATCAAGTGAGACTGTTTGGTCTGCTGGTGGTTTATACCCTTGGTCAGTCTGGGACACTACCCGTACACTTACAGTAGTTTCTACATCTGCTCTAGACCAAGGTTCTGTAATTGTCTCTGGTCTAGATGCAAACTTCCGACCCATTACAGAAGAAATTAACTGTGCAGGACTAACCCCAATCACAGGAACACTTCAGTTCAAGCGCTTGTTTACTTCAGTCTATAAGAACGGTGCAACAAACAACGCTGGGCATATCACTATTTCAGCTAATGGAAACACTGTTGGTTTCATTGATATTGGAGTTGGACAAACCTTAAATGGTATCTACACTATACCTGCTGGTTACACAGCCTATATGCTGGCGGGAGACTTTAGTGTTCCAAAAGGCAAAGATGCTCAGGTTCAGTTCTTTGTTAGACCTTTTGGAGAGAGCTTTCGTATTGTCCATATTGCTGAAGCTTTTGAAGCTACGTATCGCTACGATTACACTGTACCTGTAAAGCTTACAGAGAAGACAGATTTAGATATTAGAGCAGCACTTGTGGAGACAAACAACACTCGTATATCTATAAACTTCTCCATGATTTTGGTTGAAAACAATGCCCTATAATAGCGTCGATGAACTACCCAAGTCTGTTCGTAGTAAACTATCTGCTCACCAACAATCTGTGTTCCGTAATGTCTTTAACTCCATGATGGAACAAGAGGGCATGTCTGAGAGCAGAGCCTTTGCAGGTGCCTACTCCCAAGCTAAACAAGCTGTACAAAAGGCTATGCACCAAGGTAAAGAAGTCACTCTGGATAAACCCTTTCGTCTCCCTGCTGGTTCAGGTAAGAAGTTTGGAGTATATGTCAAGAGCGGTGATGGTATCAAGAAAGTAACCTTCGGTGATCCTAATATGGAGATACGCCGTGATGACCCTGATGCTCGTGCTAACTTCCGCTCTCGTCATTCTTGCGACACAGCTTCGGATAAGACCTCTGCTCGTTACTGGTCTTGTCGTATGTGGGAGAGTGGTACATCCGTCTCTGAGGTGACTAAGGAAGTCCAGATTGAAGGACAAATCCTGAAGCGTGATGATGAAGAGCGTCTCGCATTTGGTTGGGCTTATGTTTCCACAGTAAAGGGCGAAGTTAGCCTTGACCACAGTGGAGAGTTCATTCGTCCTGAACTACTGGCTAAAGCAGCCACCAATTTTATGCTCTCCATGCGTACAGCCAAGAGAATGCACTCTGGCGAAAGTATTGGTGAAGTTATCCACTCCATGCCTCTGACAAATGATGTCGCAAAGGCTTTGGGTATTCAGTCTGACCGCGAAGGCTGGATTATTGCTATCAAGGTTCACGATGAACAGGTATGGCAAGATGTTAAAAGCGGTAAACTAGCAGCTTTCTCTATCGGGGGAAGAGCATTGAAGGAGATGGTGTAATGCCCACCGAACTCGTAAACTTGGAGCTTGAAGAAGTTTCCTTGGTCGATCTGGGTGATGACCCACTCGCTAAGGTCGCCATCTTTAAGAGCAACCCTGAAGGGGAACACATGGAAAATCAAGAACCTGATTTGGACCTTGAGAAGGGTTACAAAGAAGAGATGAAGTCGGACGATATGGATGCCGACGAGATGGAAGATGAAATGATGGACGAAGAGGGCGACAAGAAGCCTGCTACTCGTAAATCGTGGAAAGCAGAAGCTCAGTCATTTGAAGAAGTGAACAAGATGCTTCTGGAAGAAATCGAAACCCTCAAGGGCAAAGTTGAAGAGCTTGAAGCTGCTTCTATTGAGAAAGCCAAGCCTACTGAGGAAACGATTGAGGTTGGTGGTGAGTTTGTGGCAAAGTCCGCAATCCCGGCTCCTGTCCTTAAACAACTAGAAGAGTTGCAGAAAGCCCGTGAGGGTGAAGAACTCCGTAAACGCGCCGAAAAGGTTCTCCCGAATTTCAAAGGGACTGCTGATGAGCGCGGTAAACTGCTGAAGTCGGTTGGAGAAGACGAAACTCTTCTCGCAATCCTTCGTGCCGCTGATGCTGCTTTTGCTGGCATCTTCCAAGAAGTTGGCAAAACGGACGCAGAGAACGACCTCAAGACCCCCGCTGATAAACTTAACGACATGGTTAAGGTGCGTCAAGAGGAGAAGAAGGAAGACTTCTATAAAGCGTATGCTGCCGTCATCAAAACTGCTGAAGGAAAATCCCTTCTGCTTGAAACCTACAAGAAGTAATTAAGGAGCCTTTATTATGGCATTTACGGAAAATATGAGCACTCGCACCTACGTTTCGGGTTCGGCTGTTGCCCAGTTCACCTTTGTCTCGCTTGCCGCTGACGGTCAGGTTGACAACACTGCTGCTAACGCCCGTACCGATGGTGTGGTTCTGCAAGCTGCTGGCGCTGCTGGTCAAGCTGTCACGGTTGCTTACGATGGTCGTGTGACTGTCCAAGCTGGTGGCACCATTACTCGTGGCGCTGCTGTTGCAGTTGGCACTTCGGGCAAAGCTAAGGCCGCTGCTTCTACCAACGTGATCGTGGGTTATGCTGTTGAAGCTGGCGTTGATGGTCAAGTCATCACCATCGAACTGTCTCGCGCTGATAAAGCCGCAGCCTAATCCGCAGCTACTCTAGTTTAATAAGGAATACCACAAATGGCTATGCTGACTCCTAGTGCCGTCCATATCGACGCACCGCTTACCAACCTGACGATTGCTTTCCTTCAAGATGCTAACGGCTTTATTGCTGACCGCGTATTCCCGAAAGTCTCGGTTGCTAAGAAGACCGACAAGTACTACATCTACAACCGTGCTGACTTCAACCGCGTTGGTCAGGTCCAGCCCCGTGCTCCCCGTACCCAAGCTCCTCGCGTTGGTATGAGCCTGTCGCAGGACACCTACTCGACCGAAGTGTTCTCGCTGGCTACTGACTTCGATTTCGAAACGCTTGCCAACGAGGATGCTGCACTGGACATCCGCTCGGCTGGTGCTCAGATGCTGACCCACCAACTGCTGATCGACCGTGAAATCAAGTGGGCCACGTCCTACTTTGGTGCTTCGATCTGGGGTACTGACTGGGCTGGTGTTTCGGGTTCGCCCTCGACCAACCAAGTTCGTCAATGGTCTGACTACACGAACTCGACCCCGATCCAAGATGTTACGAACATCATGCGTACCATGCAGCTTAAGTCGGGTGGCTTCAAGCCCAACGTCATGGTTGTAGGTAAAGAAGTCCGTGACGCTCTGGTTAACAACCCGTCGATCCTTGCCCGCCTGAATGGTGGTGCTACCGTGACGAACACCGCTCTGGTGACGGATGCCAAGCTGGCTGAAATCTTCGGTGTGGAAGAGTTCCTCGTCATGGAGACCGTGAAGAACACGGCTGCTGAAGGTCTGACCGAATCTAACGCCTTCATCGGTGGCAAGTCGGCAGCGTTCTACTACCGTCCTCGCTCGGCTGGTCTGATGATCCCTTCGGCTGGTTACACCTTCACTTGGGATGACCTTGAGAACGCTTCGGGTCACGGTATCACGATCAAGTCGTATCGTGGTGACTACCTCGCCATTGATGGTGTGGCAGAAGTTCTGGAAGCCAATCTGGCCTATGACCACAAAGTTGTGTCGTCGGACATGGGCGCTTTCATCGCTACTGTTGTAGCCTAATAGAAGGATAGGGAAGAATGACCCGACACATTCTCCCCTACTTCAACCCCTCCCGCCCTGTATTCGTCAAACAAGATGGACTACAGTCGGCGGGGGCGGTCTGGAAGCAGGGTGATCGCTTCAACTGGGAGTTCTACGGGACCCCACATGACACTATCCAACAGATGTTCTTTAACAATCAGCTTTACCACAACGATGAGTTTGAGGAAGCTGTAGTTAAACGTATCTCTATTGGTGATGGTCTAGAAGAGTATGGTCTAGATCAGCTACACATTCTCGTTGAGAACATCAATGGTAAAGTGAAGAACAAGACTAATACGAACAAAGAGTTCCTCCAAAAGAAGTGTGCTACAAGCCGAGTTAAGGATAAGCAGATTGGTCTTATTCGTCGCTGGCGTAGTGCTTACGGGGAAATGGAAAACTAAGTGAGGGACGACCAGATGCTTAAAACTTGTCCAAAATGTGAGCAGGATAAGTCTTTGGCTGACTTCCATAAAAACCGTAATTCTAAAGACGGTCACGCACACATGTGTAAACCTTGTGCCATACAAAACACCAAGTTTTATTACGATTTGCGTGACCGTGACGAGCGTTTAGAAGTTAAGCGTGCATGGCAAGATAAAAACCGAGAGCACGTTAATTTCTACAACGACTCTTGGAGAAAAAATAATCCTGAGCAACATGCTGCAAGACAGGCAGAGCGTAGGGCAAGGAAAAATAAGGCAACGCCAAATTGGTTATCCGAAGACCAAAGAAAAGCCACAAAAGATATCTATAAGCTTTCTAAAAAGCTAGAAAGACTTTTTGGCGTAAAGTACCACGTAGACCACATTGTTCCCCTAAAAGGTGAAAATATCTGCGGGCTTCATGTTCCGTGGAATTTGCAAATCTTAGAAGCCAGTCTCAACCTGAGAAAATCTAATAAATTTAGGGAGTAATAAATTTGGCGTGGTCATATAGTGTAGCAGATTTGAATACTACGACTTCTTCTGGTCGTCTCAACACCGTCCGTCTGCTTGTTGGTGATACTGATACTTCAGACCAACTTGTACAGAACGAAGAGATTGTTTTTGCATTGTCTCAGGCTAATGACAATGTGTACTACGCTGCTGGTTGGACCTGTAGGGTTATCGCAGCTAAGTTTAGCCGCATGGTTGATACCCAGCTAGATGGTGCCTTACAGGCCAGCTACAGTGACCGTGCGAAGCAGTATCAACAACTAGCCTCTCAGGTAGAGGCACAAGGTAAGAAGACCTCCGGTAAATCCCTTGGTGCTTTTGGTGGTGGTATCTCTGTGTCTGATATGTCTGTTGTAAACAGTGATACAGACCGAGTTAAGCCAGCCTTCAGTATTGGGCAGTTTGATAACGTAGAGGCAGGGGAACAATATATCCTTGATGAACCAAATGGCGTTTGATCCTTATACACTACGCCAACTGATTAAAGAACACGGTATTAGCCTTACACTACGCAAGAGAGTAGCTAGTGCTTATGATAGTGCCACAGGAACAGTCACTCAGACAAACACTGACTACACTGTTCGTGGTTACTTCTATGACTATACTTCAGACATGATTGACGGAGAGTCTATCCTTCGTGGTGACAGACGAGTAGTCCTAGATTGTGTCCTAGCTAATGGATCAGCTACCCCTGAGCCTGATGCCACAGACCAGATTATTGGACTGGGTGATACAGTAAACATCGTAAGGGTTATGGAGATTAAGTCTTCTACCAACACTATGTGCTATCTGTTGCAAGTGAGGGAGTAACATGGCCCAAGGTAGAGCCATAGGCGTAAGCCTTACTCAGCAACTTGCTAAATTAGAAAAAGACTTGACTGAAGTCAGGAACCAATTTCTCGTTGAGATGGCTAATGAGATAGTTGATACCTCACCCATCTGGGCTGGTCAATATGTCACTAGCCACTCTATCAACACTATGTCTGCTGCTGGAAGATTTACAGGTAATCTTGAGACAGGTATGACAGAAAAATCTTCTTACCCAGAAGCATATAAAGCTGAAGGTAGAGCTAATCTGATGTCTGACATAAGCGCACTACCAGAAGATACTACATCGGTTTACCTAAATAATAATTCTCCACACGCTAAGATTGTTGAATCTGGTGGTTGGTCTAGTGGTAAACCCCCTTACAAGGTTTATGCAAGGGCTGTTGCAAGGGCTGGCATACATATGGCACAGGCTATAGCTAAAGTTAGAGGTAGCCAATGACAATCATCAATGACATCAGGGCTTGCCTTGACACTCACCTCTCTGGCATTGTAGGTATCCCTGCTATTGCCCGTCAGAACGTCCCCTACGAGCCTACAACAGGCACCTCGTTTATCAAGGCGGACTTAGTGCCAACTTCTCGTAGACCCGCTGTACGGGGCTTAAATCCACAACAAAGATATGATGGACTTTACAGCACCTTGATCTGTACCCCTGAAGGAATGGGTCCCGGTGCTGGCTACGATCTTGCAGACCTTCTGCTTGATCGCTTTAATGCAACAACAGACATCTCTAACTTTGGTTTGATTATCTCAATCGACTACTCTGAGGTCAGGACAAGTTTCCTTGACTCCCCTTTCTACTGTACCCCTGTGACAATCGCATGGTACATCTATAACTGATAAAGGAAACTCAATATGCCCTTCTCTCAAGGTAGCCGCGCTGGCCTCTCCTATGTTCCTGAAGTTACGTTTGGAACCACTCCTGCAACTCCGTCTCTGGTCCAACTTCCTTACACCACCCACACCCTGAACCTGACTAAAGAGCGTGTGACTGGTAACGATATCCAGCCTGACCGTATGCCTCGGACTGACCGTCATGGCAACCGTACTGCTGCTGGTGACATTGTTGCTGACCTTCGTAAAGGTGACTATGACCTGTTCCTTGAGAGCGCGTTCTTCAATGCCTTTGCAACCAACGTCCTGAAGGTTGGTACGACCCCTAAGTTCTTCTCCATTGAAGATGCAGCCACGGATATCTCTCAGTTCCGTCTGTTCACTGGTATGTCTGTGTCGTCTCTTGCTGTATCCATTCGTCCTAACCAAATGGTTACTGGCACGTTCAGCATGGTCGGTAAGAACATGGCGATCAGCGGAACTTCTGTTGATCCGGCTAAGACTGTTTCCTCGGGCAATGCTCCCTTTGATGCTTACTCTGGTGCTCTGTCCATTGGTAACGCTGGTAGCACCCTTACTGCTGCTGCTATCGTAACTGGTATCGACTTCACTATCAACAACGCACTTGCCCCCACCTTTGTTGTAGGCTCTTCTACTACGCCCCAGCTTGAGTATGGTATGGCGACTGTTGAGGGAACCATCACGGCTTACTTCGAAGATGCAGCCCTGATCACCCGTTTCCTTGATGAAACTCAGACTGCACTTCAGGTTATTGTTGATGACCCCACGGGTCTCTCGGACTACACTTGGTTGTTCCCCCGTGTGAAGATTAACGGTGCTGATGTACCTGTTGACAATCCGACTTCCCGTATCATCACGATGCCTTTTGTTGCACTCTATGATGCTACCGAAGGTACGAACCTTAAACTGACCCGCTCAGTCTAAACTAATCCCGCAAGGGTAAACTGATCCTCGCTTCGCTGCGGGGCTAGGATAGTAAGGCTTGTCGGGAGTCTTGCTATCCGCTTTAATTTAATCCCGACTTAATATAGGACCACCCGACATGGCCGACCTTTTCGCACTTATCCCTACTGATGACACTATCTCCATTGTTGTAAAGCACCCCATCACTGATGAGCCTCTTGTCAAGGATGATGGTAAGGAGATGACTATCACTGTGTATGCACCCCACTCGGGTCAATACAAAGCTGTCCTTCACGAGCAAACGAACAAGCGTATCCAGAAGGCTTCCAAAGGAAAACGAGTAACTTTCACTGCTGAAGAGTTGGAGAATGTTACCCTTGAGTTGCTGGCTAAGACCACTAAGGACTGGAACATCCAGCTTAATGGTAAGTCACCTAAGTTTTCTGTGGCAGAAGCTGTGGATTTGTACTCCAAACTTTCTTGGTTGAAACAACAAGTCTTGGATGCACAAGAGGATTACTCCGCTTTTTTGAAAGTCTGATCCTTGATCTTGAGGAGTATGCAGAGTGGAACTTCAAACTCTCTATTCCTGACAAAGACGGTGTGACTGAACGACAGCACTTAGAAGAAGTAGAAAGGCAGTCTGGACGCACTCCATTGGCTCTACAGGGAACACCTTTCCCAGAGTTACTGGAATATGTCTGGGCTGCTTTTTTGTTGCTCAATCAAGGCCGTGGTCAAGGTTTCAATGGACCCTTACCCCTAAGTTTCCAAGACATACTTGCTTGGCAACAACTAACAGATAACTACTTGCTTCCGTGGGAGGTGAGCACTATTAAAAGACTAGATGCAGTTTACTTGAGGGTTGTAAATAAAAATGGCTGATATTGCAGATATTGTCATCCGAGTAGACTCAACCCAACTTGTTGGGGCTTCTACAGCAACTCAGAGTTTACAGAAGAACACTCTCGGTCTTTTGGCAAGTTTGTCAAGGGCAGGTTCTGCTTCTATGCAGTACCAAAGGGAAGTTAAACTACTTCAGGATGCCCAAAGGCAGAATATTATTACAAGCGGTGAGCTTTCTAGGTCGCTAAGACAATTAGAGTTGCGTTATAATTCTATGGGCCTTGCTGCGGACTCTGCTGGAAACCTAATAGAAAGTTCTCAAGGTAGAGCAAATCAATTCGGTCATAATATTCAACAAGTTGGTTATCAGGTTGGTGACTTCTTTGTACAAATCCAATCTGGTACAAACTTTCTTGTAGCTTTTGGACAACAAGCTACACAGCTTGCAGGTCTGATCCCCGGTGCCCTTGGTGCTGCTCTTGGTATTGGTATCTCTTTGTTTAGTGCCATTGGTGCGACCTTGATGAGGTCCTCTGAGAGTGCTGGAACTTTTCAAGATGCTTTGGATAAGGCCAATGAAACTATTTCTGAAACAAGCGGTCTTGTGAAGATTGCTAGTGGTGATTTAGAGGAACTTATAGAGAAGTTTGGTGGTGTCAATAGCGCAGTTAAAGCCCTTGTTCTTACAGGGGTAGATATTTCCTTGCGACAATTATCAGAAACTGCTAAAGGTCTTCGTGATGAACTGACAGAACTTTATAGTGGTAGCGTTGTCTTTAACGTCAGTCGAGCTGAAGATTTGTCTAGTGCCTTTGACCTTAATTCAAAAAGTGCTAGAGTTCTTTCCTCTGCCATAGAAGACTTAGCAAAACAAGAAACTCTACAAGCGCAACTTGATTCTGCAACAAAACTTCGTGAGTTGTTCTTGTCTATGGTTGGCCCTGTTGACTCAATGAATGAGGCAGAGTTTGCTTATTACTTATCTCTGAGAGATGCAGAAGAGGTTATGAGAGAACTTCTTCTTCGTACTGTTGAAGTAGCTGATGCTGCCGAAGGGATTGACTTAGCTAACACAAAAGACTCCCTTGAGTTTAGCGCTAACTATCTGGGGATTATCACAGAACGAGCACTGGCGGCTGCTGAAGCCTCTGACAAGATTAATTTAGAGAACGCTGCAAAGAGCGCTGAGTTTGCTGCCAGCTATATGGAACTGGTTGCAGAGCGTGCACTAAAAGCCGCTGAAGCTGCCGCAAAAATTGACCTAGAAAATGCCGCAAAGAGTGCTGAGTTTGCAGGTAACTATATAGAGCTTGTTGCGGATCGTGCTTTGGACGCTGCGGAGGCTGCTGCTAAGATTAGCTTCTCCAACGCTACAGCAGAGGCTGCGGCCCTAGCTAACGAACTTGAGAGGGCTGCTAAACAAGCCGTTGCAGTTGGTGGTGGTAGAGGGATGAGTGCTGGTGGTCCAGAACTTGATCCTTATGGGTTCCGTGCTCAACTTGAGAGAGATAAAGCTGGAACTTCAAGCTCTGGCGGCGGGGGTGGTGGCATTAGCCCCCCCTCTCGTCTTAAAGAAGAGATTAAACTTACTAAAGAACTGACCGAAGCTGAAAAAGAAAGACAGAGTATTGTTGAAACTGTGAATGGAA